AAATAATTTATACAGCTCATGCCGTCAGGGGAGACTCTGGTAGCGGTGTATACTGTAATAATCGCTTAGTTGCTATTCATACTTTTGGATACGACAAAGTTGAAGCTAATGGTGGTGTTCCATGGTCAAAGATAGCCGCCTTCCTTACTTCATCGTTTAATTTAAACGTCTAAGCCTCTGCGATTCCATTCTTGGGAGAGGATGGAATCAAAGGGGCGACGTACCGTTCACTAGTTGTTCTAAGCAGCTTTTTGAATTGTACGTCAGTGACGTTGACCTTCCTAGGATCCCTGCTAGGAATAATTTTCATATTGATTATTTAGGCTCTAGATTTGGTTTTGATAATTCTTACGCTCCTGCGAATCTTTCGCGTGATGCGCTTGAAAAAGCTAAATTAAAGTTCTTTTGTGATAAATATTCAAATTATGACGACGACATAATGCTTGGTTGTGTTTTGGAACTGCTTAAAATGAGTAGTGTTATGCAAAATTCTACAATTCTTAATTGGGACCAGGTTATTGCTAATGTTAATAGACCTAAGAGTAGTGGTTATGCGCTACGTTCATTTATTAATAAAGGTAATGTTTTAGAAGATAAGCGAATGTGTGAATTATTGCAACTCTCTTGGAATGAGTTTCGACTCGGTTACACTGCTCCTAATGATGTTAAACTTAAAGTTGAACTTCGTGATTTAGAACGTGTGTTAGCAAAGAAAACTCGGCTCTATTGTTCTTGCAATATGGAATTTTGTCTTTTCGGCCTTCACCTTTTTGGTGATATGAATGATAAAATTTCACAAAATCCTTTTAAAACCCCTTTTCTCATTGGAATTAATCCTTATTTTCACTGGGATAAATTAGCAAATATATTATGTGATCGTGAATCTTTAGGTTATAATTCTCGGTTCAGTGATTTATCTAATCAAGATAATACCACTTCTCCCGAACTTTTTCGAGCTATAGCCTTCTTTCGTTGGTGTTGTTTATCACCCGAACATCAAACTTTTGATACATTAACCTCCATTAACCAATATTATCGTGAGATGAGTTATGCTCCTGTAATAATTTATGGGAAATGGTTTGATCGCAATGGTGGATTAATGTCAGGATCATCTACTACCATAACTGATAACTGCATTGGAATTACACTAATTAAAATTTATGATTATGTGTTGCAGTGTAAGGCTAATGGTAAGCAAATTGATGTTCAAAACGATCTTATTTTAAATGCTGTTGGTGATGATTGTGCCGACTCTGTGCCTGTGTGGATGTCACATGAGTTTACTACCTCAACGTTTAAAAATGTGTTTGGTATGACTATTAATATTGAGCCAACACATACCTTTCGTACTGGGACTTTTCTCAGTGGTAATTTTATGTACCATGACGAGCTTTGTCGCTGGGTTCGTGCTCCGGATCGAAAGAAGATTATATGCTCTATAGCATACTATAAAGGTAAACCAGAAACCTACGAAAGTAGAATTTGTGGTTTATTACTTCTTAGTTATGTTTATCCTGATTTATTTAATCAAGTATATAATTTTTATGTTTCTAGATTTAAACGTGTTCCTCCTATTTCTAAGGAGAAAATACGTCGTGTGTTTACACACGAACATTAATTTAATCTATTAACATTGAAGTTTCATGATAATTGGTTGCGCATGTAAAACTAATACCAATAAAATGACTGAAATTTCAACTCAAGCCCAATTATCAATTGGCGATCAATACGCAAAATGCATTCTTCTACCGGAGGAGAATGATCCGTGCGTATTTCCTACGGCACAAATGACTCCGGTTTATATTTCTAAGGATATGCAAGTTATTGACTCCATACCTTATGGACAAAGTGATTGGAATGGCACTACTTATTCAAATACTATTGGTGCATGTAATGTGTACTCCGATGGTCAATCACTTACTAATAATGTTTATATAACTGCTGGTACTTTTGTACCTATTATCCCTATAGAATCTGCTGGTATTCTTCAAAATTACACTACTGGCCTTGTTTCTTGTACAAGTATTGCTACTTTTAATCTTGATACTACCGGCTTAATTGATATTCCTGGTGATCCGAATTATCAAAATAATG